GTGAGATCAATCATTTACCTGAAAGTTCTGTTGTATGCACAAAACAACGGTACAATGGATAACGCGCAAAACGATGCAAAAGAAAATTCTCAAAATGAGAAAATTCAATCACAAAATGTTTCTACCTCTACGGAGGAGGGATTGGCTGAGAAAGCACGTAGAACGGCAGACGTACTTGCCCAGACAGTTAATAGACAATTTGCACAAAGGCATCGTGTGCAACGTGGCGTTGCTAAAGATACTGAAATATACGCCCACAGTTTGGCATTTCCACCCACCTTTGGAAATTCGCCTGATGATTTTACAGTTGAAAAAATTGTTAATTATTGGAAAACACATAATTTTGATGCTAATGTTAATTATAATTCTTTTGGAGAGACCATTATACAACATGTTATGGATAAAGAGAAGATGTGTCTTTTTGCAGAGGGTCTCATTAAATATGAACTTGTTAAGAAAATTCCTGATGAAGATGTTGTGTATATTTATGAATTATCATCAACACCATTAATGTTTGATACTTGTATTTTTATGAGTCATGCCTTATCACATATTGTTAAAAAGGATGCTGCCGTACTTGGTCTCAAAGAGTATCAAGAAATTTCAAAATTGTTGACATCTGTTGGAGGTGTTGATCGTCAATTTATGATAACATGTATTGAAAGATATGTTGGTGTGACACTTTTACATCTTGCGTCACAAGTAAATGCTCAAAATTTTCGGTATGTCATGGATAATCTTAAAATTCAAAATTCTATGTCTCTTATGCATCAACTTTTTTCTAGCCCGACTATTGCAGGGAAATTGACTGCAATAACACGAATGTTAGAGTTGCACGGATTGTTATGGTCTGAAATTGATTGGTGTACTGCCGATAAACTAGCCCAGATGATTTTGATGATTTGGAATTGGGTTATGGAGAAAACAGATATGGCCAAAGAATGGCTTGAAGCTGGTATTCAATGGATCAGAGTCAAATTTAGTGGTAAGGAGGAATTGTCACCTGAAGTACTCCAAAAAGTTTCTGATGACATTAAAACAGTAAAACATGATGAGCCAATGAAAAAGCAAACTATATATCATGTTGACAAAGAACAATCATTGGTAGACTGTCTTATATGTGGAAAGCGATCGATCATAGGTTGTGCTATGTGCGGTTGCCATGTTTGCGATGATCACAAAAAGGGTGATCTTAAGATATGTCAATGTAATGCTCCTGAGATGTTGCACAATGAAGGTTGTACTTGTGCTGAAAACAATGATTGTTTGGTGAGAGCAATTTCGGAACAAACTGGTATTTCAAAGTGTCACGTCAAGAGAACCATATACCGATGGGTAAAAGGTAGAATTGCAGAAAGACAATACAATGTTTTGATGGAACAAAATCCTGGACGACTTGTGTGTTTTGAAGAATTTAAAAAGAATGTTTTGAAGCAACTGCATTTAGCAACGATGGCCGAAATTGATTGTATAATTGCTTATGGTTTGGCTACAGGTACTCGAATTTGCATATTTGAGACTGATGTGAACAACTACCATCAATATCAGGATCCAACCTATCCAGCTGAAGATGATAGGGGAAAATATGAATTTAATGGATTGATTCGAGGATTTAACCCCCCCCATGTTCGTTCATCAATAAATATTGCATTCACTGCCAAAGGACGTCATTATTACGCGTTTGATCCAGAATGGGAAAACCATACCCAACCTGAAGTTGATTTGTGGGATCAACCTTGGACTCATCCATACAAGTTTGGTACACATGACAAAGCCATCCAACATAAGAAAGCTGTTGAGCAACTTGTTAATGATTTAGAAAAATTCAATGGAGTTGTTGAAAGAACACAAATCAAAGAAGAGTATGACAAATTAGCAGCCATACAATCAAGACCTCACATGTTAAAAGTGATAAGCGAGGAGAAAAAAGTAACATCAGAGTGTGATGCTGAATCAATTGCATCAAGTTTCAGCGAAGATAGTGAGACATCGTCTCGCGATAGTATTAGGAAACTAATATCAGAATTTGCGTCAGGCCCCAAGACTCAACGATTAGATGGGGACGCTGAGACTTTTGCAGATGAACGGCGATTGGATGACCAACCAACACAGGAAGAGATCGATAACTTGACTAACATTGTTAATGAAGCGGACCAAAATTCATTTTGGAATTTATTAAAAGATTGTCAATGGAACCCTCTTGGTGTTAAAATTCGTGATTGGTTTAAACAATGTTCTACTGATGTACTCAAATTTTTTGATGAAAATAAATTAATAACAGGTTTGATTTCAATTTTTGTTGCTGTTGCTAGTTTTCTTGGTTTTTCAGTTTCATCATTGACAGGGCCATCAGCCACGAATTCATGGATGAACAAGTTTGCAACTGCCTCGAGGAACATGTACTATACTGAACGTGGGCTCGGCAGTTTAACAAAAACATTTACAGACACAATAAACATCGCTAAAGAAATGTTGGGTATTAGTGCCCACCCCGAAGTTGAAGAATTTAAACAGGAGGTTGGGAAGGCACTTGAAACCGCCAGAATAATGTTGGATAAAGCAACCAATAGACCAGGTGAATTCATAAATGATGGAAAAGAATTTTTGGAATTCAAAAAGGAATTTGACAGTATTGGCGCCTTGTGGACACGTTTATCAAAAATGAAGGACACGACGAATTTAGTGACTTTACAACCCATATGGATGTCACTTAATACAACGTATGATGCTTTACATCGAGCATATTTTAAAGCAAGCAGTTCTTGTCAAGTCCGACAAGAACCTGTATTTGTTTATTTTTATGGTGAAACATCTATTGGCAAGTCTGTTCTGATGGATAAGTTTATAAATGCTCTTAATAAGGAAAGTGGTCGCAATATGTTGACATTTACAAAATCAAAAGAGCCACAGTATTGGAATGGATATTCCCAGCAAGATATAATTCGTATTGATGATTTGAATGCGATCATCATAGAATATGACGAGGATTCTGCTGTGATTTTCAATGTGTGCACATCTGCACCATATAATCCAAACATGGCTGCACTTGAAGAAAAGAACATCATGTGCAATGCGAAGTATATCATTGTTGGTTCTAATTTCCCAACTGTCCCATCAAATTCTTGCGTGCAGTATCGTAAAGCATGGGAGCGTCGTAGAGATCTCTTCGTGTATGTGTCATGGCCAGACCATGAAAAAGAATGTGATCCTGGTGTTGTAAATTGCAAACACTTTGAGGAAGTTCGTGCGAAAAATGATCCAAAATGTGGTCATTTGAAATTAAAATTGTGTAATCCAATAGTTTCTGACTGGCAACCAAATAAACATAAGGCTACTGAAAAATCAAAGAAATGTGCCTTCGGTTCATCATGGTCAACACGAACACATGAGGAAATAACTGCTGATGGTGAAGATGTTACATTTGATCAGCTTGTTCAGATTGCATTAGGCATAGAAAAACGTAAACATGATGATTTTCTTGAACGCATAAAACAATCAAACTTGCCCCAACTAGTTAAACAAGCAGGTGTTTGGCAAAAAAAACCTATTGTTGCAATAATTGGTCCACCTGGAACTGGAAAATCTCACATAACCAATCGACTTGCTGATAAAGTTGGACCGAGACGTGTCCATACCATTCGTAATTTGACTGATTTCCATCGTTTCATGGAAAAGAAATTTGTTGAAAATGTCGATTACGTTGTGTTCGAAGATATGACTGTAATAACTGAGTCTCCAAAATTTAAAGAATTTTTGACATGGCTTGAAGAACAATATAACAACAATACTGTGCCACCTTTTGTTTCGGTATTGTGTGTAAATAAAGGTGTTTTTGAGAAGAAAGTTATTGAACTGTATGGTAATACAGAGAAGCTTGACGTTTTATATCGACGTTGGTTTATTATCCGCACCGAATGGAAACAAAAGGATTGTGTTGGCACGCGAAAACTTGCCAACAAATTGTTTAAGGCAAATTTCAAGACCCACTATTCACGTGAAGATGTCAAAACATCATCTGACATTCCCAAACTTGTTAACTATATATGTGATGGTCAATATTACTCACAAGAAAGTATTGTTACAATTTTAACAACATATAAGCCAGAAATTTTGAATGTTGAAAGTATAAATTATATGGAAAAGCGTGAGAAAGTTATACCAACAACTATTTTTAAAATTGACGCCTCCTGTTTGGAATTTCTCGATCTGGTCAATAAAACTGAAATTAGTGCTTTGTTTAAAATGATTACAGCTGGAAAAGTTTCAATAAGTTCAAAATCTATGACAAAGGAAAAGTTGATTTCTGCACTCTACAAAATGGTAAATAAAGCTTCTGAAATTAAAGGTACTGAAATCCTTTCAATAGATGATTTATTACTCCAAGCTGCTAATTCAAAACTACTTGGTGAATTTGCTGGAGAGCTTATTGTGTTGTATTTGAATGATAAGATGTATTTTATTGATGCAAAAAATGAAAAGGTTTCCGTTGGCATCATTGTAACACCAGTTGATAAGCTTGAAGAAATTAAAAATATACTAGCAGATTGTGAGGAAGTTATTAGCACGTCAGATGTTTTCCAAAATAAGAACTTCCTTCCTCACTGGTTCGTTTTGGCAGGTGATATTCTATCACTCATAGTTGCATCAAGTATCACAGCAGTTTCAACAGCGTTTGGAATCATGGATCAGAAGCAGATGTTTGATGCCCAAAGATACATGGGCGAGCTACGTGGTGCTGTTGAAAAAGGCACTGAATCCATGAAACAAGATCTTGTGTCTGTTGTTGAAAAAACATTGGAGTCAATATCACCATATTCTCAGACAAAACTAGTTCCTGGAATATCTCAACCTAATGCCCCGCAATATGGTGACATGGAATTTGATCCACGATATCTGGAAAATGTGTCTGGAGAAGAATATGATCACAAATACAGCAAAAAGTCCAGATACTCGAGTGTACGTCGCACTAAACAGGTGGATCCAAAGAAGCTGGCTAATCCAATAAAACGAGAATATGTTCATGATTCTTTTGATATTAATTACCAGAAGTCCCGCCCTGCACTTGAAAGTGTGCGCTTTGAAATTTCATCTGGTTTCGCCCCTGTTAAAGAAGTTTCTCATGATCCTGCTACAAAATTAATAATTGAAAAAGTAGCTAAAAACTTTGTTGAAATTCAAAATCTGAATGGTACTCGTCTGTGTTCTGGCGTAGTTGTACGCGGTAAAACTGTGCGTACTGTAGCACACATTCTTGACACATATACAATAGATGAAATTCGTGTGGTTACACCAAATGATGTCAAATATTCTGTAGAACTCGTTCATAAAGATCATCGTTTAGACCGTATGGACTTGCGAGTTTTGAGTGCAAATTTCGCTCCTCGCGCTGACATAACACAACATTTTCCCAAAATCAATCAAGTTGTCCCAGAAAATGTAAATGCTGTGCTTGTAACACCACATTTTAATTACATAAATGGCGCTGTGACATTGTTAGTCAGACAGTTTGAAGTCAAAAATCTTGCACTTCGATATTGGCAAAATGAGCCCGAACGAATGTGGGCATGGGAGTATCGTGGACATCGTTTAGGATATCGGTATGGTGGTTCACAAACTGACACTGGAGATTGTGGATCTTTGCTGATTGTGACGGAACCAACATTTAACGGTGGTAAAGTTATTGGCATGCATTTTTGTGCCACAGCATCTGCTGCGTTTGCTTCACCACTCAAGTTTGATCAATATCTTGACAAGGTTCAGTTCCAGTCTGCCGATCATGTCGTTAAAGAGACTGAGTATGTAGAACCAGCAGTTGATGAAGACACACCATCTTTGAGAGGTTTTGTCAAAGTGCCTGTCTATATACCAACTAAGACACGGCTATTTCGTAATGTAATTCCAGTTGGTCCGGAAGAATATGAACCATCCGTTCTATCATCACACGACCCTCGAGGTCCACCGAAAGATATTTTATATGATGAGTGTGAAAAATGGCTTTTACCAGCTAAGCCTCTGAGTGCAAGTGACAAAGAAATTTTGATGAAGACAGCACAAGATTATGGTGAATATGTTGGCGACTTTCTACAATCTAGAGGAATTTCGTTGTGTAAGCTAACATCAACACAAGCCTTAAATAGAGTATCAAAATTTTCAGTTTCAGAACCAATAAACATTCACACATCTAGTGGTTTCCCTTGGAATAAAATGACAACTAATAAAGGCAAGGCTGAATTTATTCAAGTTACAAAGGACGGAACTCGCCGTTTTTCAAAGGAACCATCAAGTCAAAAATTGTTGCAAAAATTGTATACTGAAATAGCCCATTTGGAAGATGTTGATAGGGATATACCAACTAATTGTTTTTTTCAGGTGTTTCTCAAGGATGAGTTGGTTAAAAAAAAAAAAATTTATACTGATGCCAAGAAAACCCGAACAATAGCTGCTGCTCCTTTGCATTTCACAATAGTGTATCGTAAATATTTCCATATGGCACAGGCTGCAATAATGGATCATTGGTACGATTTGTTTTGTGCTGTTGGTATAAATCCCATGTCGCTTGATTGGCAAAATTTATACTATTGGTTGACTGAAAATTCTATGTATGGTATTGACATAGATTTTAAAGATTGGGATTTTACGCACAATAAGGCCTTTTGGGATTTTGCAGAAGAATTCTGGATCTCGTTATATGCTAAATTGGATCCCGATGTGACAGAACGTGACCAAAAGGTAAGAAGACGATTGTATAAGATCTTACAACATGTCTTGCTTGTGATTGGTACCGAGGTACATGAAATGCAGCGCGGTTTAGCTTCTGGCTATCCAGGAACATCTATTGATGGATCTTTGTTTAACATCTTGTGTTTAATGGCCATCTGGATTAAAATTACTAAAAAAACACATCCACCACTTGCTAATATCTACAGTTTCATGGAAGATGTTCGAGCTAAAAAGTACTCAGATGATTCAATCATTTCAATATCACAATTCGCTTCAAATTTTTTTAATGGTCCTACAATATGTGACGGATATCGAGAATTTGGGTTCAATATCCAGGCTGCAGCAAAGGATGGTTCCGATATTGTTGTTAAGCCTATTGAGGATTGCACATTTTTGTCTCGATCATTTAAACAGCTGAATACATTTTGGGTTGGACCACTTAATATTCCAAATTTGAATAAACCAACTCATTTTTGCCAAGATCGTAGATCTCATCACTTTTGGGAATCTCCAGATGAGGTTGTTCAATCTGCTGATATCATTCTGAACGTATATTTGTCCATCTTGTATAATGCAGCATTGCATGGTCCTGAAATATTTGAGATCTATCGACGTGTATATAACCGTGTTGCTGCACAATACAATGAACCACCTGCACCATCTTGGGGTGATGTTTTTTCGCGCATGTATCCAACATATCAGCCTATCCGATACGTTGATGGTTTGACAGTGGTACGTTTTGATGAGATCTTAAGTCTTGATTGGCATCATTCATGTCCAAAATACCATCGCAAATTTCATAATAGAACTTCATATTCTTATGGTCCGCAATATGAATATACCGGTTCTGCTCCCTCAAATCCTATGACTGCTCAGATGCAAACTGTTCTTGAACTTGTAAATAAAGAGTTTGACAGAGAATTTAATTCAATTCTTGTAAATATCTATCCACAAGGAGGAAAGATCCCCTGGCATAAGGACGATGAGGAAGACCTAGATTTGGACGAAGGTGTACTTGGGGTCACGATGAAAGGAGACGGTCGTATCCATTTTCGAAATAATGCTGAATACCAGGCCTACTATCTTGAACCTGGTCTTGCCTATCTAATGGAACGACATAATCTCGAGAAGTATTGGCATATGCGTGACTCACACACTGTTGTGTCTCTTTCCTTCACGTTTAGAAAAATAGTTCCTCGACTATTGTCTTCACTAGAGAACTAGCACAACGTAAAAATACATGGTTTTGTTTTATTTTTTGGTTAAGTTAATAATAGCAATATGGCACATATTCCCCAACCAGATGCTAATAGTGAACTACCTGGTCAACAGCTTAGTGCTCTTGACGGTCTTATGCCACAACCATCAATTGAATTACCAGCATCTAATCCTAATGATATATTGCATGTTGGTCAGGATATTCCTTTTGAGACTTATCTTAAAGTACATTCAAGACGTTTAACATCTTTGAGATGGAATGTGCTTCAACCTGAAGGTACTTTGTTGTGGTATATACCCTTGAGTCCACTAAACCTTGACGCAACAACCTCTGAATATGCTTTAAATTTTTTGGCTTGGGCCGGTGATTTTTCCTTTAATTTTAAAATAGCAGGCACAGGTTTTCATGCAGGTATGGTAACATTTGTTCATTTACCACCAACAATTCATCCATCAGAAGTTACAAATCCTAAAGATTTTTCTATTCTTCCATGGACTGGTGCAGATCCAAAATTACTTGAAATAGTTACCCATGAATCATTTGATATTCGTCCCATCATGTACCATTACACCAGAAAAACACCCAATATGCCTGAAGATTATACCATTGGGGGTTACCTTGCAGTATTTACTGATTTGCCCCTCGCAACATCATCAACTGGCAATAATGAAATTTCTGTAGGAGTTTGGGTTAAATTGGGTATGAATTTTAAATTCAGATTCCCAATCCCGCGAAAATTAGCAACAGGAATTACTACAGCTCAGCCACCAGCGTTCTATCAAGAATTGTTAAATTTCTCTGGACATAAAACACCTATTTTGGCTTCAGTTCCCACTTATGCTACAATAATGCAAATTCAACCTTCTTCAATTAAAGTGTTTAATTCGTGGTTGTATAATTGTTTTGGTTTAAATGGTATTGGTTTATCTAAGCATGATTCTGGTAGATATCTTCCACCATTGTTAACATCAAAGATTAAAAAGGTTACAATAACAGATAAGCAGATTGGTTTTACAGCTCTTGAACTTGATTTGTGTTGGCCAATAGCATGTTCAATGGGGACCATCATACCCAAAACAGATGATAAGTGTGACATGGTCTTTTCTGGCTCATTGTCTGTTAATACAAAATGGGAGTATACATTGAGTCCTAAAGAAGGATGTGATCCAACTGGTAAGTTTTCGGGTGACACAGCAATAGCATTTTATGGATTACAGGCGCCTGCAGAACCGCCTCTTGATAATGAGTATTCCTTACCGGCCACTGGAGAGTCAATCATCCAATTCTGTGCGACGGATTTTGGTTTGAAGTCAGCTCAATTAGCTCGGCTCGCGTCGTATTATGAAACGGGTGCATTGGACCCGTGGATACCAGGGGGGAGTGCAGCAGTGTTTCAATGTATTGATGTCCCGACGTCTTTGCCCATCTTTTTTGTTAAGCTGTATAGAAATGGACTCATGACAACAACAGCACGAGACAGCCAAGTAGATCTTGCTATTGATCGATTAAAATTGGAGTTTTATTCAATGATTCCAGAAACCGCCCCAATCCCTGGCGGCACTGTTGTTAAAGATATGGCCAAAAATCTTGTTCTTGCTCAAATTGATGATTATTCAAGAATGAAAAAAATGAAGGCCAAGAGTAGGTTCCTTGAACAACGTTCGTCACCAAAGCGAAGCACAAAGAAATATGGCAGAACTAGCAGCATTAGCAGCTCAGGGAGCAAGTAGTAGTTTAAGTGCTCTAGCTACATTAGGTTCTTCTCTTGGTACAGCTAAAATTCAATCTGATACAGCATTAAAAACACAATCCATATCAAATGAATTTCAAAAATCAATATTGGATAGGGGGGAAAAAGCTTTTACAGATGAAGGTTTGCCAAAATTTTTATACTATTCTGGTACAGGTCCTACACCTAATACACTTTATCATTTAGGTGGAAACAATTTCTATGAAGGTTCCGGTGTCAATAGCAACTTACCCTATTTTACATCATCTCCATATTCCCAAATTTTTAAAGCAGGGAGACCTCAAACAAATCAAACTAGGGATACTTTAAGTCCAGGACTTGGATACACGAGCCATTTTGTTAAAGCAAGTACAAGTTCAGATCAAACAGTCCCCAAAGAGACTGAGCAGATGGCACAGCGTATGCAACCTGGACTTTATAGTTCAACTGGTCCACCCCCCGATTATTTCACTAGAGGTACGCAAGCAAATTTCAAACCTTTGACACGAAGTGTTGGCGTTCAACAGAGTCCTTATTTGATTATAAATGCAACCTCTAATAAAATGAAATTACAATAGGTTCCTCTAACAATAGTTATTCTCCTAAGAAAAAGCACAATTTTTATGCAAAATTATAAATGTTTTTTGAGCCACTTTTAGATAAACGCGTTGAAGAATTCATAATGGGTCAAGCAGCTCCTGCCGGTACACATGTTTTTTATTTGGGTGCTACCCACCGTTTTTTCGAATTAATGGATGTGACAATAACCCAGCTTCGATTGTATGATAATTCTCCCACCGAATTAATTAATTATGGTCAAGTTTTACGAGACATCAAGAAGGAAATTTTGGACGACGAGTATGATGATGCTCGTGCAGCAATGGCAGCTCTTGATGATACTGCCGAAAAAATCAGCAAGTTTGATCCTGGTGATGTTCTCGGAAAAGCTTTAAGCAGAAATTTGTTACAGCTCCACGGTTTAATTAAACAAAATTTAATTGATATGCTTAAAAAAACATCAGTTGTAAGTAAGGAACCACCTTGCAAATGGTGCGGTAAACCACTACCTGCAAATTACGTTGCCCAATGCGTCCACATTGAAAATCATGAAAAATGGGACAAGATCGCCAAGAAAGTAGTAACAAAACAACCTGTTGCTATTGATGAAATGTGGCATCTTCAATTTAGGCCTGATCTTAGAAACGTTGATCCCAAAAGTCCAGCCCATGAGAGAGCACGTAAAGCATTGGAGCCACATGTTGTTGAATGTGGAAATGGTAGATTTATCGGACTACGCAAGCCTCCAACACCACCCCCACAAGATATGTCTGATGCAGCTTATGCTGCTTATTTACAATATGAAATTAATAAACTTGATTCAGACAGTCTCCCAAACCTTTCTAAAAGTTCCCGACCCACCTCAAAGAAATCTAGTCGCAATAGTTCTCGCAATAGTAGTAGACGCAATTCACACACCTCTTCAACCTGCGGAAGTATGAGTCACTATGATCCACGAGATTTTGAGCACGAGTTTGATGAGTACGGACACCAATTGCCATAGCCCGGTTTTTTTAAAAAAAAAAAAAATGGAATGAGCAAAAAATAAAGGTAAGAGAAAGCAAAAAAATTACCCTCGGAATTAATTTAAAAAACTTTAAAAATACAAAAAAAAAAAAAAAAAAAAAACAGAAAACCCACAGTGGAAAAAAAAAATAAATGTTTGTCCTGTTTTGTTTTGT